CGACGACAAGCCCGGTGGAGAAAAAGATAAGGGCTCACAACCAGGAGGTTTAGGGGCTAGTCTAGATCGAGACAATGACGGCGATCATGATATGGACGATCATGATATGGAAAAGAAAGATAAGGAAGAAGGCAATGCCTATGGATTGGCTGTTAAAAATACCCCTCCTGGTGAAGAAATTAAAATCAATGGAAAAGGTACAGGAGATATTAAAAAAGGTGAAAAGGAAGAAGCATTTGGTAACTCACCGATTGGTGGTGCAGAACCGGAGTATAAGGGCATGGATGCTGCTGTCCCCGATGGCACTGATCTAAATAGACCCAAGAAAAGTTTCAGCGGTAAACCATATCGCGGTGACAATCCTATGGCTGCCGGTGCATATGAAAGCACTGATTTACGTGCCCAGATCCGTACGGAACTACAGCGTAGATTAAACGAAGCGAAAAAATCCTAGGAAAGATTTTATAGTCGATAGCAACCAAATAGGCTCTCCGGAGCCTATTTTTTCCAGTAAATAACTGTATGGGAAAATCATTAGACGGCGTATTGGTCAAAAAGGCCTTCGCCAAGCAAAAATATACACTAGAAGAAGTCAAACATCTAGAAGCCTGTTTAGATCCAGTAACAGGTCCTCTCTACTTCTGTAGGAATTTCCTAAAGATACAGCATCCAGTGCGTGGTGCTATCGCATTTGATCCCTACGAATACCAGGTTAATCTAATCAATGCCTATCAAGAACACAAGCAAACCATAGCGATGTTACCAAGGCAGTCAGGAAAGACGACCTGCGCTACCGGATATCTCCTCTGGTATACTATGTTCGTTCCTGAATGCCAAGTGTTGATCGCTGCGCACAAATATGACGGTGCACAGGACATCATGAATCGTTATCGTTATGGTTATGAAAATCTGCCTGACTTTATACGAGCCGGAGTGCATAGTTATAATCGTAATACCATTGAATACGATAATGGCAGTCGCATACAAGCGACTACCACAACAGAAACCACAGGACGCGGTAAAAGTCTTTCACTGATCTACTGCGACGAGTTCGCGTTCGTGCAGCCCCCAGAAAAAGCCAAAGAATTTTGGACCGCACTATCACCTACTCTGTCCACTGGTGGTAAATGTATCATCACTTCTACACCTAACTCGGACGAAGATCAGTTCGCACTAATCTGGACTGAAGCCAACAATCGATTCGACGAATACGGCAATGAACAGCGAGTAGGAGTCAATGGTTTTTTCAGTTATTATGCACACTGGAGTGAGCACCCCGACCGTGATGAAGAATGGGCTCGTGTAGAACGTGCTAAAATCGGAGAGGAGCGTTTCCGTCGAGAATTTGATTGCGAATTCTTAATATTTGACGAGACTTTGATTAATTCTGTAAAATTGGCAGAACTCAAAGGAGACGACCCCACGATGACCATGGGACAAACTCGTTGGTACAAAGACATAGATCCTCGTTGCACCTACCTAGTGGCATTAGATCCCAGTCTCGGAACTGGGGGAGATTATTCGGCCATCCAGGTCTTTGAATTGCCCGCGATGGAACAGATAGCAGAATGGCATCATAATCTAACTCCTGTGCAATCACAGGCTAAACATCTCAAAGAAATCTGCAATTATATCGCTACACGAGGAAAAGAACGAGGTGGAAATCCTCAGATCTATTATTCGGTAGAAAATAACACAGTAGGAGAAAGCGCTCTTATCTGCATCAATAATATAGGGGAAGAAAATTTCGCTGGACTGTTTCTCAGCGAGCCTATACGCAAAGGCCATTTCCGTAAATTCCGCAAAGGATTTAATACCACGCACAAAACGAAAATCGCTGCCTGCAGCCAATTCAAACATATGGTAGAAACCAGCAAGATGCGCATACACAGCAAACCCTTGATTAGCGAACTAAAAAATTATGTGGCGCACGGTATAGGGTTTGGGGCCAAGACTGGGGAGAACGACGATCTCGTGTCCAGCACACTGCTGATATTGCGCATGGCTGCGATCTTGGCCGACTGGGATCCAAAAATCTACGAAAAAATGACTGATAAAATCTCTGAAGATCAGATGCCTATGCCTATTTTCGTCAGCACAGGTTTTTGATAAATACTCTTATGAATGCTACAAATAACATAGCCACAGATCTTTTCTACAAGGTCCGTAGCCGTTTCCGCGGGTTGAAACTTGGAGACGAGACAGGACAGTTAACCATCAATCCAGAACAAGCGAGATTCTTCGATTTTGATTACATGGAGGGTGAAACGCCTATAGGTCATGTCAGTATTAGTCTCGCAGAAGAAAATTCCATGAAAGTTTATTTCAGCACCGGAATCACGGAAAGCATGGACGGTAAGCAAAAAGATCATTGGTATGACTTTTTAAAAGAATTGCGCACATTTGCCAAACGTAGATTGATGGCGTTTGATACCAGGGATATCGCCAAAGATAATCTAGATAAAAGAGATTACGAATTCCTGAGCCAACACAACAAACCCAAAGAACAACCAAATACTATCGTACAGCCGGTCGGAGAACAAGTTATGAACGAAAGCACACTATATGGTACCAAAACCATGAGTTACCAGAAGTTGATGGACACACGCCTCATCATCAAACACAGCCAAGCGGTAATGGACGACACACAGCCAGGCGCTAGGACACGTCATATATCTGCGCTGTTCGTAGAAAACCAAGACGGCGAAAGATTTAAATATCCGTTCATACATCTAGCAGGCGCACGAGCTATGCAGCGCCATGTGGCCAATGGTGGATTGCCCTACGATGATCTAGGTAAGAGTATCATCCAAATGAGCGAAGAAATCGCACAACTCAAGAGTTTTGGAAATTATGTTGTCCGAAATGATCTGATGAATTCAGATACCAATGGTATAGTAGAACGCAGTACACAGGCCCTAAACGACCTAAGAGAAACCATACAAAAAATAGCCAAACAAGGCCACTACGAAGCATACAAAGAAAGTTTCCAGGCCAGAGAACAAATAGAGGTTCCACAAGAAGTCGCAGAAGAATATACAGAAAAGTTCACTGTCAAAAATTTCAAAGAAGATATTAAATCAGTATTTCCTGTGATCTATCGATTGATGCAGGAAGAAAGTTCGATAGGCTATGACGACATAGTCGCGATGACACAAGAAGACATGGTCAATGACGAAGTAGATGTAGTCGAAAATGATGAAGGTAATTATTTCGATAAATTTGAAAGTTGGGTGATGGGGTTAGGCGAAGAATCCGCCATAACCTCATCCGACCAAGAAGAACAGACACAGGCAATAAAAGAACTACAAGAACTGGTAGGCGAACATTTTCCTGCAGGAGTAGACGGTTCTAACGCTATCGAAAGTCTCAAAGGCATCATAGAAGATCCCAAATTGTATAAAGAAATCAAAGATCAGGCCAAGGAAGATCCCGACAGTTGCGTAAGACCGTTAATTAAAAATTGGCTAGAACAGAACGCACCCGAGATAGTAGATCAATTGGACTTCGGCGATATGGTCGATGAGCCGGCAGCAGACCAAGGAGGTGACCAAACTGCACCGGAAGAAGAACCACAGATGGCCGGGGACGATCCCGACAAGAGAAACGACGACAAGGACGACCTACCGTTTGTACCCGATGAAAATCCTTCGGACAAAGACGAGTTCGGGAACACGATCAAACACAGGGCGAGACATCTAGCCAAGAAAGGCATGCGACAGGCCATGGACGTACAAGGACTGGCAGAATTTATCGGTTCATTTTATGATCGCAACACAGGCACATTCCCCAAAGGTCCAGAAGGTGTTGTAGTAATGGTAGGCAAGAAGTTTGGCGAAGAAGCCGAACAGGTGGCTCGCAAATTTGTTGAAAGAATGGCTCCACATCAGGAAGCGGGTGCAGAAGAATTAGCAGAACTAGGCCGTATGAGAGAGTTAGCAGGTGTGCAACAAGAAGGAGATCGTATTAGAGATATCAGTCCAGAAGACGACGAGGACGATGAAGAACCTGCAGAACGACATTATGCTTTTGATTTGGGCAATAGACTATTCGCAGAGAATCCAAATCTCAGCGTGAAACGCGGAGGAGATGAAGTGGTCGATGCAGCCTATGAGATCATGGTCAAAGAATTAGGCAAGAAGAGAGCCGACTATATTCTAAGATATGATGAAGATTTTGTCGGAGATTTACTTGATATGTATTCTCGAGCACAGCATAGCAGTAAGTCAAAAGGAGAAGCAGTTGAACCTATCCCTGAATTGGAAGACATCCGCAGATTATCAGGCATAGCACAAGGCCTAGGCTACTAAGCTACGAAAAGAAAGGTTCTCCGGAACCTTTTCTTTTGGCCATTTTTCCAAACCACTTTTCATCTTAGAATATTTCCAGCGCAATATATAAATTAGCAGAAACATTCTGCTTTCATTTTAAATGGAGATTTTCATATGAAATCAGTCGTCGCATTAACCGCTACTCTTTTCGCAGCGACCACAGCATTTGCACAGGCACCTGCTAAGAAAGAAGAAGCAAAGCCAGCAGCCGCAGCACCTGCAGCCAAACCTGCCGATGCCAAAGCAGCACCTGCTCCTGCTAAAAAGGACGAGAAGAAAGAAGCAGCCAAGAAGTAATATGAGCGATCGAAAGGGCTCTATCTGGAGCCTTTTCTTTTGGCAAAAATTTCTCAAAAAGATCTTGACCTTGCTAAATAAACTACGCATAATATGTTTTATGCGCAAGGCATACATTTTAAGGCAAATTACAAAGGAGGCAATTTAAAATGGCTACATTAGCAGAGATCCGTGCTAAACTTCAAGAAGCACAAAACAAAACCACAGGCAACTCCACAGGCGGTGGAGACAACGCGATTTACCCCCACTGGAACATGCAGGAAGGCAAAGAAGCAGTCGTGCGTTTCTTACCTGACGGCAACACCAACAACACATTCTTCTGGGTAGAACGTGCGATGATCAAACTGCCGTTCGCAGGTGTCAAAGGAGAAACAGACAGCCGTGCGGTACAGGTACAGGTCCCCTGTGTGGAAATGTACAATGATGGTACAGCCTGTCCGATCCTTTCAGAAGTCCGTGGTTGGTTCAAAGACAAGAACCTCGAAGAAATGGGTCGTAAGTATTGGAAGAAGCGTTCATACATCTTCCAAGGTTTTGTTGTAGAAGATCCTCTCAAAGAAGATTCTACTCCGGATAATCCCGTCCGTAGATTTATCATCGGACCTCAGATCTATCAGATCATTCGTTCTGCACTGATGGATCCAGAGTTGGAAGAACTGCCAACCGATTTCCTGCGTGGTGTTGATTTCCGCATCGCAAAGACCAGCAAGGGCGGATTCGCAGACTATTCTACTTCCAAGTGGAGCCGTCGTGAAAGATCTTTAACTGATCAAGAGAAAGCAGCCATCGATCAATATGGCCTGTTTAATCTATCGGATTTCCTTCCTAAGAAGCCAACCGATGTCGAGCTGAAAGTAATGAAAGAGATGTTCGAAGCATCAGTCGACGGCGAAGCCTACGATATGGATCGTTGGGGTCAATATTTCAAACCTGCAGGAATGGGTTCGGCCACCGGAGATCCTAACAAGACGGTAGCGAAACCAACGGTGTCCGATGATGAAGTCGATGATGAACCTGCTACGGTGTCAAAGCCTGCGGCCGCACCTGCCAATACAGAAAGCGCATCTAGGGCACAAGATATCCTTGCCAAGATCCGCGCCAGACAGGGCCAGTGATTGCTAAACTAAAAAATGTGGGACTAAGGTCCCACATTTTCATCAACATAGGACGACATAATGGCAAAAGCATTTGATATAAGCAAGTTTCGAAAAAGTATTACTAAGAGCATCGAAGGACTCAGCATCGGTTTCAATGATCCCACAGATTGGGTCTCGACAGGAAACTATGCTCTGAACTATCTGATCAGCGGTGACTTCCATCGCGGAGTTCCACTGGGCAAAGTCACGGTATTCGCAGGTGAAAGTGGTGCAGGCAAATCCTACATCTGTGCCGGCAACTTGATCAAGGCCGCACAGGCGCAGAATATCTATCCTATCTTGATCGATTCAGAAAATGCCTTAGATGAAGATTGGCTCAAAGCACTGGACGTTGATACCGCAGAAGATAAACTGCTGAAACTCAACATGGCCATGATCGATGATGTGGCCAAAACCATCACAGAATTTGTCGCAGAATACAAGGCCATGCCCGAAGACGGTCGTCCAAAGATCTTGTTCGTGCTGGACAGCCTAGGCATGTTACTGACTCCCACAGATGTCAATCAATTTGAAGCAGGTGATCTGAAAGGTGATCTGGGTCGCAAAGCCAAAAGTCTCACCGCACTTGTGCGAAACTGCGTGAACATGTTTGGTAGCCTTAACATTGGCCTAGTTGCTACTAACCACACATACGCTAGCCAAGACATGTTTGACCCCGATGACAAGATCTCAGGTGGACAAGGTTTCATTTACGCAAGTTCTATCGTGGTTGCTATGAAGAAATTGAAACTAAAAGAAGATGAAGATGGCAATAAGATTTCAGAAGTCAAAGGTATCCGTGCTGCCTGCAAGATCATGAAGACACGCTATGCCAAACCCTTTGAATCGGTACAGGTCAAGATCCCCTACGAAACTGGCATGAATCCTTACAGTGGACTAGTCGATCTCTCTGAAGCCAAAGGCATATTGGTAAAAGATGGTAACAGACTGTCCTATACGACACCGGATGGGGAAATCCTCAAGTTCTATCGCAAAGAATGGGAACGCAACGAAAATGGTTGTCTCGATCAATTGATGATAAATTTTTCTAAAGCCACAGAAAATACATCATCTGAGATAACTAATAATGTTGAACCCCAACCGGAGAGCGTGGAATGAAAGAAGATTTAATCGCAGATATTTGGACACTGGTCGTAGAACATATCCCTGAAAAATCTAGAGCCGACGTAGCATCTGGATTCGTAAACACTCTATTAGACTATGGAATCAAAGAATCTACACTGCAGAGCCTATTAGGAATAGATGACCATCTAGACGAAGCCATCGACTATGCTATCGATGACGAAGAGATCGAAGAAGAATATGAAGATTACGCTGACGATGAGGAATAAATGAATTGGTATGATCGGGTTTCAAAGGATATTTCAAACATACCAGATGCTGTGGCATATTATGAAAGCGAACTGCTAGAAGCAAAAAAAGATGCCCGCATAGCGGGAAACATCGAACGAGCATCAGCCGCTATGCCTGGCATCGTAGAAAACCGATTCAATCAACTCCAAGAGATCGAAGCGATTCTCGAATATCTCAACATTGAACTGCGCAGACTGCGCAGCCAGCATTTTCGCAAATATCTTGAAAATTATCAACGAAGCCTAAGTTCTAGAGACTGTGAAAAGTTTGTAGAAGGCGAAGCCGATGTTGTTGATTTTGAAAAGATTATCAATGATTTTGCTCTATTAAGAAATAAATGGCTAGGCATCATCAAAGGCCTAGACATCAAACAATGGCAGTTATCCAACATTGTTAAATTACGAACTGCCGGATTAGAAGATGCTACTCTATGAATGTACTAGTAACAGGCGGGTTAGGTTTAATTGGTCATAATGTAATTAAAAAATTAGAGGGAATCGGCTATGACGTTATTATTACCGACACTAGAACTAATTACGGTATAATCCCTCAACTAGAGATAGATTATCTTATCTCAGAAAGATTAAAATTTATTCGGTCAGAAAAAATACACAGAATTGACATCAGCGATCGAGATAATGTCGAATGGTTGTTTAGAAATTATCATCCAGATGCTGTCATACATTTGGCTAGTTTCCCTAGACAGAAAGTTGTTAATTCTGACCCTGCGCTCGGTGCTAGGGTAATGAGTGAAGGATTACTTAATCTATTAGAATCATGTTTAAAATTTTGTTGTTACAGATTTTTATATACTAGCAGCAGTATGGTCTACGGTGACTTCAAAAACTATGTCACCGAAGATGCAGAATGTCGACCACAAGGGCAATACGGTATACTCAAACTGGCTGGAGAATGGTTAATCCGCGATTATCAAAGGCGAGGTATAGATTATACTATATTTCGTCCCAGTGCTGTATATGGTCCTTTAGATGTCGAAGACCGTGTAATTTCTAAATTCTTACTAACTGCTATGAGGGGCGGTGTTCTTAAAGTCAACGGTGTTAATGAAACGCTAGATTTTACCTATGTCGACGATGCGGCCAATGGAATCGTGCAAGCCCTTCTATCGGAAAATACAAAAAATAAAACCTACAATATTACGAAAAGTCACAGTAAAACTTTGTATGAAGCAGCCCAATTGGCTGTTAAATTAGTAGGAAAAGGAACTATCGAACTTCGAGATAAAGATGCAGATTTTCCTAGTCGTGGTGCGTTAGATATCGATGCAGCACGTAGAGACTTTGGGTTTAATCCAATTGTAGATATAGAAGAAGGATTTGAACGTTATTACCATTGGCTCAAAAATAGTGAATATTACTCAAAAAATCCTAACCATAGGATTTAATTTTATGTCCCATAATTTTTGATCTTGCCATTTGTATATGCCATACGGTAAAAATTTTTGTTCTAACTGATGTTGAAAAAACATCTTATCAAATATAAAACTTTCTAATTTTAATTTTTCCTGTCGTCTATTACAATCAAACAGCGCATCGAGATTATATGGAAGTTTTAATGTACGAAAAAAATCTAAATCGGTTGATTGTATAATAGAAATTAAGTCAGTTCTATTTTGTAATAAAGCAACACCAAAACTCCAATGATCACGCTTAAATGTTCTATAAAAATCTAATGAAAATCCATCTAATTTATTTTCTAAAAAATAATTTTCAGATAAAATTATTTTTGATTTAATTAAATCTATATCAAATGTTATAAACATTGTGTCGTCAGCATCGATTAACCAAAAAGGATCATTACCGCTTTTTTCATAACACGACAAATTTGATGCTGCAACATTTTTCCATCTTTTTGATTCTAATAAATGATCAATAGGTGCAGATAATGCGTAATTAGAATTTATAAATTGAAATGAGGAATAATTTATAAAATGTTTCGGAAACTTTAAAGTAGGATCAAACATATCACAGATAATATAGATGTTTCTATCTGCAAAAATATCTAACCAAAAATT